GGACTTAATTGGAAACGGTTCTAAGAGAACTGGTCAGTTAATATCTCTAGACTATGAAGATGTTGTTAAAATAGAAAATCCATATGCAACGAGAACTGAAAATATTACTCCTTTCCTTGTAATTTCATATACAGGGTCAATTACTCTATTCCCATCATCAGATACTTGGGTAGATCAAGTTAGAGTTGATGCTAAAAATGTTGAAATTGACAACTTTACTCAAACACAACAGCAGCTTATTGCTCAAGGTTGGGATCCTCAAACTGGTTTAAGTCCTGTAAGTTGGGGTGCTTGGGAAACAACATGGACTGGAGAAACAGTTACTACTAAAGTGAAGAGCCGCCGTTATTATGGAGGTCGCTGGTGGTGGCATGGTAGATGGTGGAACAGGGGTTATTATGGTTGGAATTGGCACAGACATCCATACTATAATGGATATTGGGGTCACTATTATGGTTGGCATGGTTGGAACTATAACAGATATTATTGGGGTTATCCTTGGTATGGACGCTGGTGGGGTCGTGTTGCAACTACAACAGTAACAACTACAACAAAGACAGGAACCTCTACAAGAACTGGAACACAGCAAAAACTTACAGAAGAGGTGAATACAGTATCTTTAGGAGATTCTGTAATATCTACGGAAGTTATTCCGTTTATGAGATCTCGAAATGTTGAATTTATCGGAACAAGATTTAAACCATTCACCAGAGTATATGCATTCTTTGATGGTCAAGATGTAAATAAATTTATTATTCCAAAACTACTTGAGGTTGAAATGTCCTCAGGAGTGTTTGAAGTTGGAGAAACTGTAATTGGAATTATACAAACAACTTCTATGAGTACTGATCCTACTCCAGGAGTAACTGATGTTCAAATACAGTTTAGATTAGCAGCTTCAAATCATAGATCTGGACCATTTAACGTACCAACAGATATCTTTAATGTAAATCCTTACGATAAAGATAATCAAACACTGATTCAAGAAGAATATTCTACAACTTCAACTATTCTAAACGTAGACGTGCGTAGCCTGGCTGAGCAAGCTCAAGGTGATTATTATGGATATATAAACACTGGAATGATTCTTAGAGGAAAAACTAGTGGTGCTGAAGCAAGAATAACTGATATTAAACTTGTTACAGATGCTGTTGGTGCAATTTATGGATCATACTTTATTCCAAATCCAAATGTACCATCAAATCCAACATTTGAAACTGGTAAGAAAACATTTAAGTTAACAAGTAGTGAAGTTAATTCACAAATACCTGGCGTAACCCAAACAAGTGGTGAAGAAATTTATGAAGCAAGTGGAAAACTTGAAACAATTCAAGAGACTATTCAAACTACAAGAAATGCTAAGATTACTTCAGAAACTTTAACTGAATCTAAGCAGGTTTCAGAAACCACAACATCAGTATCTACATCTGTACGCGGATGGTATGGATGGCCATATAAGTGGAGATACAGATATGGTAAGTGGGGTTGGTGCCGCTTCGACCCACTAGCACAATCTTTCTTTGTTGAAGAAGAAAATGGAATCTATGTAACAAAGGTAGAAATATTCTTCAGAACTAAGGATGCAAAGCTTCCAGTCATTGTACAGTTACGTCCAATGCAACTTGGATTGCCACAAACTGATGTATATCCATTTAGTGAAATTACAGTTGAACCAAAGGATATAAATCTCTCTGAAGATGGTAGCGTACCAACAGTCGTTACTTTCCCATCACCAGTCTATCTTAAGGGTGGTACAGAGCACGCTCTAGTTCTAATGTCAGAATCAAACGAATATAACGTTTGGATTTCCAGACTAGGAGAAATTGATGTAAGTACTATTTCATTGCCACAGTCACAGCAAATTGTTGTTACTCAGCAACCACTTCTTGGATCACTATTCAAATCTCAAAATGGTAGTACTTGGGATCCAAGTCAGTATGAAGATCTGAAATTTACACTTTTCAAAGCGAAATTTACTTCAACCGTTGGAAAAGTTAATTTCTATAACCCAGATTTAAATATTGGCAATAAGCAAATTGCAAACCTACTGACAGATCCTCTGGAATTCAATTCCAGAAGAATACGTGTTGGTCTCGGATCAACAGTTCAGGATACCGATTTACTATTTGGAAATACTGTGATTCAAGTTGGATCGAATGGAACTGGAAATTACGTAGGAAAAGCAGGAGTTGCAAGTAGTGATCTAACAATTATTAATAATGGAACTGGTTATGTTGATGGATATTATTCAAATGTAAGTCTTGTTAACGTAACAGGTTCAGGAAAGAATGCAACTGCAAATATCACAATTTCTGGAGGAGAAATTGTTGCACTAGGCGCAACTATTAACTCTGGAGGAACAGGATATAGAGTTGGTGATGTTGTAACAGTATCTTCTCTAGGAGGATCTACTCTAGGAAGAAATATAAGACTGTCAGTTTCAGATATTAGTGGATTTAATGAAATCATACTTGACCAAGTTCAGGGAACTTTCCAAACTGGAGTCGGAAATACTATTAGATTCGTTGCTGCTGGAATTGGAAGTACAGATCTAAATTCTACTCTAGGTGGTGGTGTAATTATTGAATCTATTACTCCAGATTATGAAAATAGTGATGGTCTTCATATTTTAGTAAATCATAAGAATCATGGTATGCACTTTAAATCAAGTAGCGTATCTATTACTGGTTGCTACTCTGATATTGATGCATCTAATTTAAACTTTGAATATGATAGAGCAACAAATGATGATATTATCTTAACTGATATGATTGTCAGTCCAGATACTGGAGAAAGTGCTTTTGCTACATTTGAAGGTCTTCCTGTTGATGCAACAAATCCAGGTTATATAAAAATTGATCAGGAAATTATTGCATATACTGGAATTGATGGAAATACACTAACTGGAATTACCAGAGGTATTGATCAAACTCAATCATTTACATATCCAGTAGGAACCAATGTAATGAAATATGAACTTAATGGCATTTCCCTAAGGAGAATTAACAAAGTTCATACCCTACAAGATTCAACAATTACTAGAAGCATTGATATTGACTCCTATTATATTAAGATTAATACATCTCAAGATGGTAAGACTGATGCATTACCACTCGGACAAGTTGATAGAAGTGGTGCTGGACCATTACCAGCACTCTATCCATTCATCAAGAAGAGTGGAGGAGGAACTAACATTTTTGCAACGCAAAACATTCCTTTTGAAATTGTTAAACCAATTGTTCAGATAATGAAGCCAGCGGATACATCAGTTACTGCAAAGATTAGGACAGTCACTGGTTCAAGTGTTGATGGAATTGAATCTCCATATCTGGATGCTGGATATGAAGACATTAACTTGGATAGTAATACATATCTTTCAAGCCCAAGAATTATTGCATCCAAGCAGAATGAACTTACTTATCTTTCAAATATGCCTGGAAATAAATCATTCACACTTGAAATGACTATGAATACTTCAGATGAGAATATTTCTCCAGTCATTGACCTTGATAGAGTAGGAATGATTTTTATAAGCAATAGAGTTAACAAACCAATTCAAAATTACGCTCAAGACTTCAGAGTATCCACTCTTTCAGATGATCCATCAGCTTTTGTATATGCAACAAATCCAATTACTTTAGAAGTTCCAGGATCTTCAATTAAAGTTTTACTGACAGCACACATAAATTCTTCATCGGATTTAAGAGCATTATATGCAATAATGGATGATGCTTCAGAAGAACCAGTTTACTATCCATTCCCAGGTTTCTCAAATAAAATTAAATCTGGACAAGTAATTAATCTTGAGGATAGTGATGGCACTCCAGATGATAGAGTTGCATATGCTGAGGCAACTGGATTCTTAAGTAATGAGTTAATCTACAAAGATTATGAGTTTACAATTGACAATTTACCTAACTTTAAATATTTTAGTGTAAAACTAATTGGATCATCTTCAAACCAAGCATATCCACCAAGACTAAGAGACCTTAGAATTATAGCACTTGCCTGATATAAACTATGAAAGACATGGAAGATAAAAATCTGGAGGAGGTAGGTCTTCCTCCAGAATTAAGTAGATTTAGTTTTGTTGAAGGATTTCCTACATTAGTAAGAGATGAATCTTCAAATGCTATTCTTAATACTGATTATGATGAATATAAAAATTATATTGAATTGAAAAAAATAAAAGAAGCTGAAGAAAAGAGAATAGAGTCTTTAGAGACTGGACTCACAAATCTTAAAGATGATCTTGATGAAATCAAGTCTCTCTTAAGGAGTCTATTAAAATAGTATAGATAGTATAGTGAGTTTTAACTCATAAAAACTTATAGATATATCTAAGATATAAAATGGCACAACCATCTTCAAGACAAGAACTAGTCGATTATTGTCTGAGAAAACTAGGAGCTCCAGTTTTGGAGATCAACATTGCAGATGAGCAAATTGATGATCTTGTTGATGATGCTTTGCAGCTTTTTCAAGAAAGGCATTTTGATGGAGTATATCAAACATATCTCAAGTATCAAGTTACTCAAGAAGACATTGATAGGGGAAGAGCGCAGGGTATTTCTGGAGTTGGAATTGCTTCAACTTCAGCAAGTGCTGGGATAGGAACAACAACGGTAGCATTTAATTATTATGAAAATAGTAACTATCTCCAAATTCCACCACATGTAGTTGGGGTAAATAAAATATTTCATTTTGAAGGATCTAGCTCAATATCAAGTGGAATGTTTAGTATCAAATATCAATTATTCTTAAACGATATTTATTATTGGGGTTCTACAGAACTCTTAACATACTCAATGGTAAAAACTTATCTAGAGGATATTGACTTTCTACTCACAACTCAAAAACAAATTCGTTTTAATAAAAGACAAGATAGATTATATTTGGATATAGACTGGTCATCTTTACAAGTTGGGCATTATATTATTATAGATTGCTACAGAATGTTAGATCCAGGAGATTATTCCAGAGTTTGGAATGATTCATTCTTAAAGCAATATTTAACTGCTTTAATAAAAAGACAATGGGGACAAAACTTGATTAAATTTCAGGGAGTTAAACTTCCTGGAGGAGTTGAACTTAATGGAAGACAATTGTTTGATGATGGACAAAAAGAAATTGATGTTATTATTGATAAAATGTCTTCGACATATGAACTTCCACCTCTAGATATGATTGGATAAGAAATATGTTAAATCCATTTTTTCTTCAGGGTTCTAAAGGGGAACAAAATTTAGTTCAAGATCTCGTAAATGAGCAACTTAGAATGTATGGGGTTGAGATTTATTATCTCCCTCGTCAATATGTTACTGAAAGAACAGTAATAAGAGAAGTAATTGAATCTGAGTTCAATAATGCATATCCATTAGAAGCATATGTTGATAATTATAATGCTTACGGTGGGCAAGGAACAATACTTTCAAAATTTGGAATTCAAGAACTTGATGACCTTACTCTTATAATTTCCAAAGAAAGATTTGAAACTTATATAAGTCCAATACTTTCTGGAGTGCCAAATGTTAAAAATTATAAGAGACCAAAGGAAGGAGATCTAATATGGTTCCCCCTTGGAGACCGTATTTTTGAAATAAAATATGTTGAACATGAGAAACCTTTTTATCAACTTCAAAAAAATTATGTTTATGAATTACAATGCGAACTCTTTAGATATGGTGATGAAGTAATTGATACTGGAATTGAAGAAATAGACGATAATACTCAAGATATTGCAAATATCAGAACTTTAAAAATGGTTGGAGTTGGATCAACTGCAACTGCAATAACAAGTATTGTCAATGGTGGTGTTAGATTTGTAACAATAACTAATAGAGGAAGTGGATACGAATCTACTCCCACAGTAGGATTCTCTTCTGCACCAACAGGGGGAAGAACTGCATCTGGAATAGCAACCATGATTTATGGTATTGTTGATTTCTGCGAGGTTGATGAATCTCTTGGAAGAGTTCAGGGCGTAGAGATGATTAGTGTTGGTTCTGGATATACATTTGCCCCAGGAGTAGCATTCTATAGTAATAGTGGAGTTGGTGCAGCTGCAACATCCACTATTGGAGATGGAATTGTTGGAATAATCACAGTTACTAGTGGAGGTTCTGGATATGCAACAGCACCATCTGTAGTATTTACTGGTATATCCTCAGAAACAGCAACTGCTAGAGCAATTATTGAAAATGGATCAGTAAGAGAGATTAGAATTACTAATGCTGGATTGGGGTACACTACAATTCCAACAATAACAATAGGATCGCCAGTTTTAATAGGTTCTGGAAAATACGAATATAATGAGGTTATTGTTGGCAGTATAAGTAGCACATCTGCAAGAGTAAAATCTTGGAATGCTGTTTCTAGATATCTTGAAGTTTCAAATATTACTGGAGATTTTGTTGTTGGAGAAACTTTAGTTGGACAAGAATCTGGAGCAACATATGTTATTTCTGAAGATGCTCTGCAAAATCTTGCAGATCCTCAAGATGAACTAAATAAAGCGGATATTTATGCTGCAAATGATGAAATACAAGTTGCAGCAAATGAGATACTTGATTTTAGTGAGAAAAATCCTTTTGGGACTCCCTAACTTTGTTAAATAGTAAATAATAAGTTAAGAATTATGTTTGAGTATTTTTATCACGAGACTCTAAGGAGAACCATTGTAACATTTGGAACATTGTTTAATAATTTGCAGATTAAGAAAACTGACAACAATGGTAATGTTGTAGAAGTTGTTAAAGTTCCACTTGCTTATGGTCCTACACAAAAGTTTTTATCTAGACTTAGAGAGTCTCCAGATGATTTAA